CGATGTAATCTTAATACTTTCCAGAGCATTCAGCGCGTCATCAATAGTCGTAGAACGATTTCCATGATTATCGTGATTACGCAATAACTCAAATCTACAAATTGACCCTTTACAGAAGTTTCAGGACCTGTGGAAGACATGTCATCCCCTTCTGTAATCTCTCCGTGGGACGATCTGAGTTGCGACTCGCGTGGTGACGACCCGAGGCAGTCAACCAACAACTCAATATCGTAGTTCATAAATGAAACCATCTCTGGTCCCAATTCTCTTTTCAGCGTACGCACTAATTTGTTGCGGTGTATAAACAAATCGTACAACAACTCTGTATAATCGAGGGTGCTGAATTCTTCCTCTACTATACACATCAAAGTCAAATTCATACAGTTGATCAGTTCTTGCTTCGTATGGTTTCTCTCAGTAAGGCTTATTATAGCTCCACACAAAAGCGAAAATATGGTCAATTCATCGTCTGCACGATTTAACATTGGGGTCTGTGGTGTTAACAGATAAAAGTCAGAAACATGTTGAAACTCCAATTCAAGGTCCACAAATAATTCTGATCTCTGGACATCATCAGAATTTGTCGCTTCTCCATTGTTACCATTGATAAATGCAGAACGGCCAAAGGCACGTTGACGCACTAAAAATGGTGGGGAAATCCAACCAAAATCCGTACCCACCCTCCTAGCCAGCATATACAATACTATTAGTATGAATGCTGCCATAACACAATAACAATCACGGTAATTGCGATGATACAATTCTTCTTGAATGTCTGCGTACACCGTCTCACTAACTATCACAATAAAAGAAAACTTTAATATACAAAATTTCTTGCATGTTATTTGTGACGTGAATATCCCTTCCCCAAATGTCATAGATCTCTGTGATTGAGTGTCCATGACAAAATAAAACGTCTCAAAGTAAACGAATGCCAACACCTTAAGGATACTGCGCCCACAGTAATTTCCTCATGGTGTTGGCACTCGTTTCAGGGTAGTCGAGCTACAGTTGAACGTGACGGCACAAAAGAAGATCAAATTATGGTAGTATTTTTATTTGATTTTATATTAAACTACATGTCTCTTAGAACACCTTTTCATAATTACAGCCATCTCGGAATGTGCCACCCCGTCCTGTTCAGCCCTCACTACTAACCACACGTTAGCGCCTGTGATTAATAGCCACAATTTGAAACACTTAGCTACATCAGAATTAGCATAATTGTGCTCCTTGCGCATTTAAATTTCTCCCCCATCGAAAGATCAAGACACGGGCATGTCTCAACCCCACTATTTTGATTTACGTCATAGGTTACTAAGTAACTGGAGAGGACGTAAGGCGTGACCCTCACTGTGAATGCCCTCTATGACTGGACTCTTACGATACACACTTGCGAGTCTACATTCAAGTGTATAAAGGGTTATTAGCCATGCATGAGAAAATGTGTGAATCCTATCTATAAAAATAAAACTTAAACCCATGTCCCATGAGATGTACAGAGTGAAAAAATCAAAAAACATCTTACTTCGCTAAACACACGTATCTGGATGACTGCTTTTCACAGCTACACGCCACGTTCACACATGACGCCAGACGCTCGTCCAAAAAGGATAAAGTATTACCACTCAACGCCCACATTCAAGTTATTGCCAAGGTTCGCAACAATGATTTCACATGTTGCAGAACCTGGTAGACTCAATGAGGCGATAGGAATAGTAATCACGGGTGTGGTGGATGAACACAACACAGTTAGTGTATAGGTAGCATAAGTGACTCCAGCCAATGATCCTTGCGGACTAGTGGCCACAGCAGCTGTATTGCCCAGCAATAAATTCTGGTACGAACAGCCACTAAGAGATGGGGTTGTTGGAAATACTATTGTGGTTGAAGAACCAACCCACTGAATAGTAATCAGCAACGAATCCCCAACACTTACACTAACTGGTGAAATCGTGGTTGCAGTAACAGTGGTAGAACTCAATGAACCATTGGAACGACTAAAGGTTGTTGTTGTACCCAAAGGACTGGTGTTAGACACACCACTTCGGTACACATGACAATTCCCTATGTCATCCATGTTCAAGAAAGGTCTATCCAACTCAACGTCATATGCAACCCACAATTCACCAACCACTGAACTGGTTGGCACACCAGCTCCCGGAGCTATAGCAAATTGGAATAAACCTAAGTCGGTGGTTGTCAAAGGTAGAGATGATGTGCCGCTTCTGATAAAATAACAGTTTTGTGCATTAGAACCTGCGGCACACTCAACACCATACATCAAATTTTTGTCTAATCTCGTGGAGACAGCCATTGACGAATTCTCCATTGCAAATTTCGATGTAAAAGCTGGTGAAGAAGAATTGTACTCCATAGCGGCAATAGCAGCACCCAAAGCGCTGGTACTCAAAAAAGGACTTGCTGTCGAAATAAATTCGAAAACAAGTCCTTTAAAACAGTACTCCTCGTAATTGGACGCTAACTGTGACAAATAAGGAAAAACGGTCCTTAACCCAGCATTAATAGGGTAGGTATAATTAGTAAATGCCCCAGCAACAGCACCTGTAACCACGTCACCCAAAAATTCACGATGTTTCACGCGAATCTTCAGAGACGACTGACCGAACTGTGATGTGGCCTCTAAGCCTGATCCCTTGATTAACGAATTTGTCGCAACACTATTGGACTCATAATCTCCTGACCCAATCAACCTTGAAATCCTCTTAGCGATATCCCCTCCCGCACTTCCAACTCCAAGTCGTGAACCTACAATCTCCCCTGACGATATAAGTGCTTGTTTAATCATCGGTTTCAATGAAGCCTTCAAATCTCTCATCATTGGCTTCATATCATACAAGCCACTACCTTGGATCTGTCCCGGTTTATTTTTTCTGGATTTCCGGGATCCAGACTTTTTCGTCTTAGCGAGTCAAATAATTCAATACAGGAACAACTCAATCCTCTGTATCTACTCCTGGTAGTCTCTACTGACTAATAGTACTCATCACCCAGGTAGTGATTCTGAAATTTGCCCGCTAAGGCTTGGTACCCAGAACGCTCATCGCACCCGCCGCAGGGAAAATATAATCGCAATGTCAGATTCCCTGCCTCTCATGTGCCTTCTCGTAACACCAAGAAGATCGCCACAATTGGAACTTGCTGTGTTCCCAACAGACCATATCTCAATTAACCTCGCATGAATGTGGATTTAAATTCATGCGAGTCGACTATAACGGATAGTCGAGCCGGGTTCACTCCATTAAGACGAACCACTCGTTTACCACCTTGCTCCTCTGGGTGCAAGGTGATGCGTGAGCCTATCTACTCTACTGTCAAACCCAATGGTTATACTGACACTACAGTAGATCGATACGGGTCACCTAATAGGTGCATCCCGCTGTGAGAAGAAAACACAATCATGTTTACACACGACTATATGATCCCCAAAAAACACGCCGCGCAAAAAAAGG